GTAGAAGTTACTCTCTGCACAATCTCTTCTCTTCTGGGGTGAGAATACAAACGCGAGTACAGCTCAGACTTTGTGATGTAGTATTTCTGGATCAGCGCCTCGTGTCTGTCTGTATAGGTGATGTCCTCTCTCAAAACACCCATGCTGCCAGGCTCCACCATGTAGGGGTGGATCCCGTTGTTCATAATAAGTTTGATGTAGGTTGTACCGTAGACCAGAGACCAAGTTGTTGCAGTTGAGAACACCTGGTCTGCATTCGAGTTGAGCCACTGGTCATTGAGCGCCTTTGTCAGCACTGGAACTTTTTGATGTTCGTTAGATGGAGTAGACGCACCTAAGTTGATGCTGAACCTGGTGGTCTCAGCGGAGTACAAGAAAGAGGTAAGCTGGTCTAGATGTGGGAAGATCTTGTTGTAAAGAGCTGGAGCCTCTTCTGGACCGTTACCAAACAAATAATAATTACGCAGAGTGGCGTAGTCTACCTTGCGAGTGTTCAAAGACACTTCGCATTTGTAGATCAAGTCTCTAAAAAACTCATCTCTTTCTATCGCACTCTTTGGTATCTTCATGTTTGTACTTTCAGACCCTCGTGATCATTCATAGTGCCAGGACCCGCCTTGGGTTGCGTAAATTGTCCTATATCTTTGGGCATGATGCTGACAGATTCGTCTTTTACAGGCTTAAACTGACCACCCATGACCGATTTCAGGCTGATATTACCACCATTGCCCCACATTGCGCCATCCCCTGGACGAGGTTCCTTGGGTTGATTTTCAGCAATGCGTTTGTTGTTTGCCTCCATTGCCTCTGTAGCCTTTGCAAACTCTTTGTCTGAGAGTTTGTTCTTGCGTTTGAGATAACCGTCTTGATGTTCCCCAGCTCTGGTGGACTTGATGTTGGTCATGTCAAAGTCAATAGCCAGTTGCTTTAGGTTTGCATCTGTCTTGACCGTCTTTTGGGACTTGATAGCCACAGGTTGTAGAAAAACAACCGATAACTCAGCCCCGCAGCCTTTTATCGGGCATTTAGCCTCCCTAGACTCAAATACACCGTGGCTCGCGCAGAAATAATCCTTTAAAACACCCATTTTTACCCCCTTTTTGACAAAATTTCGCTGATATTACTGTAATCGTGCCTGTTTACAGGTCCTAAAGTAACCTTCGGCATACCGTTGACCATCTCAATCTTGAGGTTTGGGTACAAAGGTATCTCTGGTTCCTTCCTAAAATCCACATATCTGTGACCAGAATGCTTACGCATGACCCTGACTCTGCCTGATTTCCACATCTCATAGGCTCTGTTGACCCTCTTTTGGGTGTACTCGGTCAGCGGTCTGGTCTCCCTGGTGAAGACTTCTTCTATGTGCAGCTTGCTTAGACCCGCCAATTCACCAAATAATTCAATAGAAATGCCCCTGTCCTTGTCTTTTAAGAACAGTTTGATCTCTTTCATCAGTTGTTTTTTACTGAGTACGGGCATCTTTACCTCCATAAACACCAATCATCTTGAGATAGTTGGAGACGTTTTTGCCAACTGCAATCTGTTCAGGCGTGTATTCATCTTGTTTGAGTGACATTTCTTTTGACAAACGCATAGCAACAAGTCTCGGCTGCACTTGTTCTGCCCAGGCAATGGTAGCCAGTGCGGATGCAATAACCCGATCATCCTTGGCTCTGCCTGGTGCGCCTATGAATCCATTCTCTCGCACAATGCCTTTCATCTCTTCCAGGGTGTCCATGCTGTAAATGCCCATCATGCCCCGCTCAAAGTAATCCTTCATGTAGGACAGCATCCGCTCTTTGGTGTTTGTCGTGGTGATAAATCCTATGGAGCTGGAGAGTGACCCCATGTTGTCCATACGTCTCCAGATGTAGTGGGACATACTGCCCAGGACATCCAGGAGTCCTTGTCCTGTCCCGCCTTCCATAGCAGCTGCCAGGCGTTTTAAATGTCTCATCTCATTGATCACTGCCTGACCTGGACCATTGACTTCTAGGTTCAAGGTTGAGTTCTTGTAGGCTCCAGCAATGTGAGCAATCACCCAGGCGAACTGGTAGGTGTTCAGCTCAGACGTTGCAAACTCTGCCACCTGGTCAAGACCATCCGCATAAACACGAAACACTTGGATGCAGAATCGATCTGCCCAATCGGAGGATCCATAAGCGGGATCAGCTCCGATGACATAGTATGCTGTATCCACTGGCTGCTGCCAAACCCGAAGGGTTGCCAGGCGGTCCGTGGATTGTAGGCATTCAGTATCCTGGAAGAGTTGCCCAAACGCATAACGATAACACTCATACTCTAACCCCTTCGCGTGTTTGGCTGCCTCTGTGCAGCGCGAATTAGAAAAGAAAGATGTTCCTGTCATTACAAACGCATAGTCTTCTGTGGGTGGAAACTCCTGGTACATCAGGGTCTCATCTTTGATGCCTTCGTACATCTTCCACCGCCACCAAGCCATTTGTCTGGAGTTGATCTCATAGCCATACATCTTCTTGACTTCCTTGACCCACTCTTTTTCTTCAGACTTGAGTTTGCCGTCCCAGTAGACCTTGTACTCTTTCGAGTTTGCGTCTACAGAATAATATTCGTTCCTCCACCAACCACAGAAAATAGCCCGCTGCGTTCTGGCTTTCTTTGCGGTCTTGTACATATCGTGGAACATATTGAACCCTTGCGCGGTGGACTCAAACAAGTAGAGTCTTTCAGGATTCTTCTCTGCAAGAGAGGCGATCAGAGATGCTAGTCCTTCTTCGTTCCCCCAGGATGCGGTCTCTGTCCCGTGTAGGTAAGTGATAGCCTTACCTTGCCCCAGACGAGACTTGTTACCAGCAATCTGGTAGAAAATCCTAGATCTGTTTTTGAGTACCATCTGGTTTCTATTGTGGGCAACCAGCGGTATCTTGTATTCTTTGGGTAGTCCTTCGATATACATACCCAGTGTCGAGCGGAACATATCCCTGTTTTCCTCTGTATCCGCAACAAGAGTTCCTTGCCACCCTGGATGGGTGAACTGCCAATATAGATCCAGAGCCAGGGAAACAGTTGTGATACCCAGCTGCCGACCCTTGAGAATGACAAAGAAATGTACGTCTTCATCTAAGCCTTTCTGTATCTCTTCCATCACATACGTTTGTGTCCCCAGAAGTTTGCCCATCTTCTTGAGACCTTCCTCCTTGGTCTCAATACTGAGTTCGCTGCAGAACTTGTAAAACTGCTGGAGATTGAATTTCATAGCACCGATCTAGAGGGGGTCATATTTCTGTGATCAAACATCTGGGACCTGATCCCCTTACAGACGTTGTAGAACGTCTCAGGATGCCCAGACATTCGTGCCTGGTACAAGTGGAACACCCCGCCTTCAAAGTGCGTACCTATCCCGTATTTCCCGTAGGTATGCAAGTCCCAGGCTCCACCCTCTGGCTCCTTGAAGTAGTGGGTAGGAAAGAGAGTCTTGTATTTGATCTTGTTGATCTCGGCAGCATAGCTCACATTCTCTGCAACATCACACTGCTCATTTTCGGAGAAGGAGGGTTGACCCATGTTCTTCCAGCCTTCTCCCGATATTGCCAGAAACGCTGGTGCTGCAAAGATATGTGAGTAAGGAGGTATATGGTTACTAGCCTGGGCAATACCTACCATCGACTTGTTCTCCATTGCCCAGTGTATGGACTTGTCCACAATCTCTTTGTTGGTAGGAACACAATCGATGTCCAGGAACAACTTCACGTCTGCATCTGAAGACAACATGATGCCGTCCATCCAGGCTCCATGCGGGATGTTTTGCATGGTGTAGTTGACATCAAGCCCCAGATGCTTACAGGTGTCTGTATGTGACTTTACTATTTTGGGATCCACGTTGTCCCAGTAAAGGGTATGCAGTTCTATTTTCACATCAGTCTCCAATCAAATTCTTTTGCGTCCGCACTTCTCTCACCATGCTGACCCTTGTGCATCTCTAACTTTGTTGTGTAGTTGATGGTGGCTTTTGTAGACCTTGCCATTTTGATCTGGAACTCTTTAATCGAGTTGAAGACAATCCTGTCTCCCACCTGTGCCTGGTCCCTGGTCTTGAACAGCCACAGACTCAAGAAGTTGAAATGTTCT